GAACAGCTTTAATCTCTTCAAGCGCATCAACAGCCCCAGCCAACTGGTCGGCCATATCTTTAACTGCAACATTAACTAGACTAGCACTCTTAGCATTGGCCTTGACAGCCGGCTTAGATTTAGCTTTGCCCAGTTTAGCTTCCTTGTCAGTAAACGGATGCACTTTCTTGAGATGGTCCATAATATCAGCAACCTCCAATCCACACTTATTACACTTCTTACTAGCTGCCTTATAGGGATGGGCAGTTTTCAGATGAGTCTTAATGTCGGTCACGGTAGCATTGCATTTCTTACAGACAACCGGACTGGCGGGGCCCGGATTTTTCTCTACACCAACTAGTACTCCATTATCACGAGAAATAAATTGGACGGATTCAAGTAACACAGGACCACCCGCACGCAATAACAACAATGCCGTGGGTCCATTCTTTTGTCCCCAAAAACCAGGGATTTTAGCCTTTTGTCTACTCTTATCCTTCCGTCTCATGACAGTCCCCCGACATAAACCTAGACTTTGCAATAAAACAGGACTCGATACCAAACGGTTCTTTGGCACAGAGGCGTTAACATTAGCAAATCTATGAGGCTTAAAGTTAACCTCAAGCACTTGAGCAGCAAGAGGTCGAACAATAGTCGGAGGTGGAATATTCATTGGCCTAACAATGTTAGGTCTTATCCAGCGAGACACCTGATTAGGGTGCACAGAGTTACTGGTCTCACTCTGCTCAACTTCTGTCAAATCAATAACGACAGCGCGATTTTGCCGGTTGGTCGGACCGGCTACCCCGAAAATAAAATTATTTGTAGAAAACATTTTGAAAGTTTAGGGTTGATTTGGTAATTATCTAAGTAGCAAACACAGTCACGTAACCCAATCGCATTTGGGACATGACGAAGAAAACGAAGGGTTCCACCTACTCTCCCAAGGCTTACCATCGCCAAAAGAGAGCCCACGTTTATTCGTGGTTTCGAAAACGCAGCACACAAACCTGCTCTCGCAAAATATATAACACACCTTGGTTGCCCAGCGATCCTTAACTCCAACTAACCATATTCCCCAAAAATTCCCATTAGCTACTAAGTCACTTAGAACAGTCCTCTTCCACAAACTACCATATTTCAGGTCCTCGAG